AGAATGTCCAGTGCTTTGTCAGAATCGGCCATAGGTCAAAAAAGAAAAGCTAAAAAGCTGAAAAGCTGAAAGGCTGAAAAGGGCGGCGCTCATTGGAAAATGTTGGTCTGGCAAACGCCGTTGGCGTAGGTAATGACGTTATAGTGGGGACCAGCGGTAATAACCGTCGCCCCGTAACTCACACTTAACGCCGTGCTGCCAAAGGAAGGGCGCAACATTTCCCAGTCAGCATTGGTCGCGGGCGTGTCAGCCACGGTCGTATCGAAAAACGCAAGATTGGCATCATAGTCCAAATTGGTGGCGAGTATCCAGAATCCGCCATCAAACGCGTCGGGCGAAAAAAGCAAAAAGGTTTGACCGTTTACATTGGAATACACCAAACCGCCAGCGGCGTTAAATATGGCGTTAGTGGAATTGAATTGCAGAAATCTACCGTTTGCGGCGCTCAATTCGCAGTTGGTGACAACGGCAATGGCCGTGTTCAGAACGCTTGTGCTGTTGGTCAAAATCACGGCCAGATTAGTGACCGTTCCCGTGAATCCGGCGACCGCGAATGGATTCCAATTGGTCAAGGTCAAGAGCCCGTTGGTGATGAGGTTGAGCACGTTGAGCGTGTTGGTGCTCAAGGGCACGGGGAAGCGGAGCGGCTGCCGCGCGTCAGAAAACGTCAGCAAATAATTGTTCGGCGTGAGTTGGACGACGGGATTGGTGCCGCCAGACGGGGTCACCAGCTTGGAGGTTCCGGCGTAGAGGTTGACGCCGTCCGTGATGACTGGATACTGCGCCGTCAACGTGAACGGTCTGACGTATTGAGCACCACCATACATCTGGGCGACGGGAAACGTGACCAGTGTGGCGGGAGCGGAAAAGGACAGGATTAACAGGATGGACAGGATGGGGAAAAGGGGAGATTTCATCCTGTCAATCCTGTTCATCCTGTCTTTTTTGGGGGTGTGTTTCATAATTTAAAAAGGCGAAACGGTGCTGATTAATCCGCCGTTAAAGGTGTAGTCAAAGGCGGGCGCGGTGCCGAGCCAGTCAGCCAGGCTGATGCCTTCCACCGCGCAGTTGAGCAGGTACAAGGTGACCTTGGTGCTGACCTGGCCGACGAGCTGGATGCGCAGGGTGCCCGTGGTGGGGAATTGCGCGGGCTGTTGCAGGGCAAAGGCCAGCGCCGCCTCCGGATCCACGAAGGCGGCGCTGGTGAAGTCCAGACCGCGCCGGACTTTTAGCGAGAGGGTGTTGCGCCAGTTGCCGAAGTCTTGGGCTAGCGCGGCGCTGCCGCTGCCCAGCGCGGTGGCAAGCTGTTCCACGCTCACGCTGCGCTTGTGGTTGAACTTCACGTCCAGCTCGGTGAGCGAACGGGACGTGTTGCAGAGCACAAGCACGCCGGCGGCGCTCCAGGAAGAGCTGCCGTCAGGGGCGTAAGCGAGATTGATCATTTCAAAATAAAAGCTGAAAAGCTAAAAAGCTAACAAGCTGAAATTTTAGCGCCTCAGAGTCCGCTGGCTCCAACGCCGTTAGTCCAACTGCCGGTCGTGGCATTGGTCCCGGTTCCAAACGTGCCCCAGACTTGGTTCGTGCCGATCCAATAAAGCGAGGGAATGGGAATGTACGCGGTACATCCGTTGGTAAAGCCATTGCCCGCGCTGAAGTTGGTCGTACCCGACGAACCCGAAATCAAATTCGTGCCAGCGGCGCCGTATTCCTGCGAGCCAAAACTGTAGTAATACGTCTGGTTGGTATTGACGTTCGTGATGCTCAAAGTGAAGGGCGGAGTTTGGATCGTGCAGATGGACAAAATCGGCGCATAGGCGTGAACCATCTGCGTCGTGTTGGTAGTGCCGGCGATCAACGTATAGGTAGGCTGGAATTGAGCGCGGGCCGGCGTAGCCAGGAAGAGCGAGAGCAGCAGCAGAATGGCAGCTACGAGTGTGCCCGTGGGCGGCTTGGCAACCGCAGCGGCCTGGGCGGCCAGCTTGGCGGCGTGAGTGGCCGGCGAGTCTTGTTTGGACCAGGCTTCCAGCAATCCAATTTGGTTATTGAAGCACTGTTCCCAGTTGGGATAGTCGGCGCGGTCGAATTCGGCTTCCATGAATTTGGTGAGCTTGTGCTGTTGGATTTCAAAGCCGCTGGCTTTAAGAGCGGCGGCTTCGTTGGCGGCGGCTTGGGCGGACAGTACGATGTCAGCGAGCGTTGTATTTTTCATTTTTGATTGTAGCGGCGTCTCGGAAGAGCGCCGCCGTTATTTTTTGGTTGATGGTTCGGAACGAGATTTATGAGGATGAGGATGAGGATGAGGATGAGTCCAAATCAGGCAATCGGCGTGGTGAAGAACGCGCCGCGGACGCCGGCGGTCACAGCGGGCAGCGCCTCCCAGGCGACTTCGCCTTCCCGGAGTTGTTCGACGCCGTTCTGGAGCTTGCTCCTGACGAGCTGGCCCAGCGGGAAGCTCAGATAGACTTTGCCGTCCGCGCCGGTGACCGTCACCGAATAGGCTTTAGCCGCGCCGCTGGCGCCACGCACCGCGCCGGTGCCCTGGATGGCAAGCTGGGTGTCAATCATGGTGCGCGTCAGGCCGATCGGGATGCCGCGCAACATGCCGCCGACGCTCTTGATGCGTTTGTTGAACAGGCCGTGGACGGCGACGTTGTCGTCCACGAACTCCACCTTGGGCTCGAAGGTCAGTCCGTCATAAAAGTCCATGCTGGACCAGCCGGTGACCGCGCCCCAGGTGAGCTGGTAATCTTGCGTGATGATGCCGGCGGCGCTGAAGGTGGCGTCGGTGAATGTGCCGCCGGCATTGGCAAAGGTGCGAAGCGATCCGGCCGTGGACCAGGGATTGACCGCGCCGGCCGTGGTGCTGCGCAGACAAAGCAGCTTGAGTTTATCCACCAAGGTTTTGCTCGGATGGAAGTTCGCTTTGGGCATTTCCACCACGGCGGCGGCCGGGTGCGTGTCCAGCGAGCTGTCATTGCCGTGCACGACGGCGGGCACGTCAACGGCCGGGAAGATGCCCGTGCCGAGCGTAGGGTTGCCATACGGCCACAGCACGGCGGCAATGGCCGTGGTCATGCGGCCGTCCGGGGTGATGGAGATTTCGTCGTAAGCTTCCTTGTCGCGGTTGTCAATTTTGCCGAGGCCCGCCGCGCCGATGGCTTCCTGGCTGTACACCAGGTCAGTGTCAATCGTGGTGCCGTCTTTCGAGTAGATGCTGATGCCGTTAAAGGCCAGTCGGCCGGGGACGCGGTTTAAGGAGGATCGTTGCATGGTGTTTTATTGGTTGTTTTTGACAGGATAAACAGGATTGCCAGGATGATTCTTCATCCTGTTCATCCTGTTCATCCTGTCGTTTTGTTTCATTGCCAGAAATTTGCGGCGGCTGTATCGCTGCCGGATTTGCCGCGCGCGAACGCCCGCGCGCGGAACAGACCGGAGGACGTGATCGCTACTGGTCCCGTGTACGGGGTTGCGGCGGCGTTGCCTTGGTAGGGATGGGAACCGTCCGTCGTGTAAAAAATCGTGTCGGCGTCGGGGGCGGTCACCGTGACCAAACCTCCGGCCGGGCTCGTGAGCTGGTAGCTGTTGGTCTGGGAACTCGCGGGCGAGACGCCCGCGCCACTAACGCTGATCTGCGGCCGGTTCACCCGGATAAACGGACGGAAATCCGCTTCAATGGCGGTGAACTCCACCATGCCCACGCGCAAAGCCTTGTTCGTATTGTCGGTGAATTCGCGAATGACCGGGACCGCCGGCACTAAATTTGAAGTCAACCCGACCGGCGTATAAAGCTTCAAAATCTTTTCACACCAGGCGGCGTACACGCGGATCGGCGTGCCCGTGCCTTGCGCGGAATTGTTGATCGTCACATTCTCCACCCATTGAATGGTGATCGTCAATTTGAGCGGGCCGCCCGGCGCGGCGGTATTTTCATCAGTCGCCTTTTCGATGGCCATCACCAGGAAGCCGACGCCGTTTTTGCCGTCCAAACCAGCGCCGACCACGCGCGCGAGCTTCTCGTTTATTTTGCTGGTGATGTCGCCCGGCTCAATCAGCACGCCGGCGCGCGTGCCCAGGAAGTCATCCGCCTGGATCGCGCCCAGGATGTCCGCCTGGATGGCCGGCCAAAGATCCTGGTATTTCATGAGGCACCTCCCTTACTGACGCGCTCAATGATCGCGTCCAGGGTTTCGTCCGCCACCTGCATGATGTCCTGATCGGCGGGAATGACGCTCGGGTCCGGCTCCTGGTGAACCGATTTCACCAGCCAGAAGAAAACGCCACCGCCCACAACCTCCGTGCTGAAATCGCGAAAGCCAGCCTTGTTCTGTCTGCCCCAATTGATTTTCGTGGCCTGATTCTCAACCAGCGCATAGGCGCCAGCCCGGCTGTAACCGACCTTGAGATTGTCAAACTCGCTGGGCGCGTGGCCGTAAGCCTCGGCGCGCGCCGGGATGGCAAGATACTTGTGATCGCCGGTCGGGAAAATATCGCCGCCCTGGAGCCGTTGGCGCACGCCAATCTGATTGACGCTAATGACGATGGCGTTGGCGGAAGCTTTGGCGTTGGTGGCCGCCGATGCGTCTTTCCAAAAATCTGTGGTCGGGTACCCGGCTTTGTTCGCGGGAGCATTCTCGAAATGCGCCTTGAAAAGGAGTTCCTCCGCCGCGCCGATTTCCTTGGCGACCGCGAGCGGCGATAACGCGCCCTCCAACCCGGCCAGGGCCGGCCCAGCGGTGTCGCTGATATTGACTTGAACGCTAATTGCCATTGTCGTCAGTGGAAAATAGGTTTGTGAGGTCCAAAGGATGCGCTTGCGCCTTTTGGCCAGGCTCAATGAGCCCCAATTCTTCCGCGTCTTTACGCGACACATTGCGAGTCCACATGCCGCTGTTGAACGCGAACGGCGGATATGGATTGCCCAGCGTGTCGTCATAATCGCCCGCGCCGTCACCCAGCGAATCCCAGATGGGCGATGCCTTCAGCGCCACCATACGTCCGCTGTCTTCCAACGCCGCGTCCGCGTCGGTGTCGCCAGATTCATCGGCAGCCGCCTGCCAGCGCTCTTCCCAGTCCCGGACCTTCACGCGGCCCTTGAGCCGGTAAAGCTCCAGCGCGGGAAAACCGTCCAGCACATCCGCATTGTTCTGTTGGATGAAACTGCCCGCCCCGCGCGCAATTTCCGTGTTGGTGCGCAACACGAGGATAATGCGCTGGTTGCTGGACAAATCCTTGATCGTGCCCGCCTCGTCAGGCTCGGGCTGGTAATCCATGTCGCGCAGCAACTGCTTGATGCCGGCGCGCGCGTACGTCGGATTGATGCCGGTGGTGACGTTCCCCTCGGGATTCTGTTCTGTCACGCGATCCGCGCGCTGTACCGTGACGGGATTGATGATGCTCGCGATTTTGTCTTTATAGCTCTGGAGCAAATCGGTGAGCAGTGTTTGCGCGGAAAAAAAGGATTGGCGCCGCAGTGAGGCATCGAGCGCGCGAATGCCCGCGCTGTCCAGCGACGTGGGCATGAGCTTTTTCTGCGCTAGAAATTTCACGGCTTCGGAAAATGGAACTGGAGCGTCGAGTAGCATCAGATGAGACCGCCAAGCTTGTGGGCGGTGGCCTTGCGGGGCTGGGCGTGGGATTCGACCGGGTTGGCGGATTGCATCACGGCTCCGCTCGGCTCGGGATTATCCGGGCTATCCACCATGTCTTTGCCATCGGCGATGCGGTCCAGATCATCCACGCGGCGTTTGAGCGTGTCGCGTTCGTCCTGGCTCAGCTCCATTTGCAGCGCGGTTTTCAGCCGGCAGTAAATGATGTCAATCGCCAGCGTCTTGAGGCCGCCGGGGATCTTGGTGCCATCCATGTCCAGCGAGTTGCTCTTGGCGACCTTGCGACGGATCTCCAGGGTGACATCGGCAATGGTGCCCGTCACGCGGTCGGCTTGATTGGCGCCCAGGGCGACACTGTTGGCGGCGTCAATGAGCGGAGCGACCTGACTGTTGTACAGGTCAGCGATCGTGATGGCGATCCATTTGGACATAATGCGTAAGCGCGATGCGCGAAAAGCGAGGCGGCGACAAGCTGTCGCCGCCCCGATGAATCACGGAATGATGCCGACGAACGTATTGGTCGGATCAAAGATGCAGGGCGCGCCGGAGGCGGTGATAATGGAGTACAGCCGCCCGAGCGCCACGTTTTGGATCGTGGTGCCGGCATTCATCACGGTGCAATACACCTCGTTGGTGCCGTTGCAGGCGACGCCGGTGTTGGTGACAAAGGGCGAATTGTCCCAATTGGTCACCCAGGCGCCGCTCAACTTGACCGGCGTGGCGAATTGAAAAACGAAGCTCGGCGCGACGGTGGCCAGGTTCGTGGAGTAATAACCATAATTCCCGGCAAAGCCGCGGTCCCGGTACATCGGGAAGGGCGTGGACAGGATGTTTGAGACGGTGCTGGCCGGGATGGTCAGCGCGTTGGTGGCCGCGAACGTCGCGGTGTTGGTGCCGACCGGCGATGCGGTCAGCGTATAGACCTTCGGCGTAGCGGCCTGGGCGTGAAGGGAAGGAACGGCGGCGGCGGCGCAGACAGCGACACCGATGCCAATGACAACCGCGCGCGCGGCGCGGCTAAGCGTTTTGAATGTTTTTTTCATGGTCAATTTAATTTGGTGTTAATGATGGTTAAATGGGCGGGGACAGGCTGTCCCCGCCCCATGGTTTATTGATTGGCGATGACGAGCTTGCGGATGCCACCGGCATAGGTGACGACGATTTTCTCGTAAAATTCCACCGAGATGGCCACGAGCTTGGCGCTGATCTGCTGGACGTACACGCGGAACAATCCGCCGCCCTGTTCGGCGTCGAACGTGGAGACGAACCGCTTGATGTTCGAGGGGTCCTCAGTGTCCACATTGTCCTGGGCAAAGAACGTATAGACGTTTGCACCCAGGATTTCGGACTTGACGGCCGCGCCCGACTGGTAGCGTTCGCGGCTGATCATCACGCGGTCCACTTGGAGCGCGGCGGCCATGGCGGCGGCGGCGCCGGACTTGGGATCGTAGCCGAGATACCCGGCGGGGTTGTTTTGCGCGCCATACGCTTGCTGGCGATACAGGAACGCGGAATCACCATAGAGCACGCGGTTGTTACGGATGCCCGTGAGGGTCGTCTGCGCGACCAGGTCGGCCTGCACGTCCATGTCGGGATTGACGGGCACAACGCCGGGATTCACCGGCTGGACGCTCCAGGTGAGCGGGACGGTGACGGCGGAGGCCGACAGCGCGGCGATGGCGCGGCGGAACGAATTGCGGTACAGGCGGCGCGTGAGCTTGGCCACGGCGTTCTGCTGCCAGCTCGGGACCAGGCCGGCCCCGGCGCCGGTTTCCTGGACGTTGTCCAGGTCCACAATCAGCGTCAGGCCGCGATTGTAGGTTTTGTCGGTCACGTCCGCGCCGGTGTATTTAACGGACTTGAAGTCCGCGCCGATCGCCCGGGCGTCGTCCACGATTTCCGACAGGAACTCTTCGGCGTTGGCGGCTTGCTTCCACTCGAAGCGGCGGCCCACCGGTACGGCCGGGGCGACGAATTGCAGCGAGGCTTCAATATCGTTCGGATCCCGCCAGCCGACCGTGTAATTGGTCAGCGGCTCGCTGTAGTAGGTTTCCAGGAAGGCGCCCGCGTTGCAGAATTGCGCCGCGATGTCCTGGCGGCCGTTCAGCCATTCGGTCAAGCGCTGGTCGTAGGCGCCGGGATGATAGCTCTCTTCGTTGGCGAAGAAACATTGGCCGGGGCGATACCCGCTGCCCCGGTCAATGCCGTGGATGGGTTCGCCCTTGTCAATCGCGTTGGCGAATTCGGGCAAGACAATCTTGCCGAAGCGCAGTGCGCGGGAATTCGGAATCCCGCCCTTTTTCAATTTGGTTGCATTTTTCATGGTCAATTTATTTCAGTGTTTCAGTGTTTCAGCTTTTCAGCATTTGGTTTAGGGCGGCTCAGAACGGGGCTTTGAGCGGGAGGTTGGGAATGATCTCGATGGCATCGCCGGCGTTGGCAGAGGTGTCCGTCCCGATGATGGCCACGCCAATCACGACGTTGGTGCTGACGGCCAGGGTGCCCTGGCCGTTGGCGCCCGTGGTTACTTTGCTGCCGTTAACCAGCGTGCCGTCAGTGACGATGCGCGTGGTCCCGACCGTGGCGCCGAACAACTTGATGGTGATCGGCATATCCAGCGCGCTGGCATCCGCCAAGTCATCCGATGATCCCAGGGGAATGTCCCCGGCGCCGCAGACGGCGCAATGATCACCGTCGCTGCCGATCTTATACAGCAGGTAGCGTGAGGTGGTGGCCGCATCCGGGATGTAGGACTTGTGTCCGTTCTCGTGGACGCCTTCGCCGATGTTGCAGAATTGGACGCCGCCATGCGGCTGACGACTCAAGCCCAGCCACCAGGTGAAGCGCTCAAACAGGAGCGGAGCCAGGTGCAGCTTGCGCACTTGTGACCGGAAGAATTTCCGGTTGATGTTGCCGACGCGAAAGCGCGGGCGGTCAATTTGCCGTTGGAAGCGAGTGACGAACCGGGCAAAGAGGTACGCCGCAAGCGCGATGATCGCGATCAGTGCGAATAACAGTGTGTTCATTTTTTGTTTTGTTCAGTGTTGAATGTTGAGTGTTGAATGTTTCCTGGCGGTTCTATTTCTTGGCCTTGGCCTTTTGGGCGGCGGCGTGGGCTTTACGGTCGGCGAGCACTTGCACGGCGGCATCGCGGCTGAGCGCGTTGCCCGATTCCGCGATCAGGGCGCGGATTTCTTTTTCGCCGGCGGCCAGGACCGACGCTTCCGAGAGCCTGGACTTGAGGCCGGAGACGGCGCTAATGACATCAGCGTCGCTGGCCTTGGGATCAAGCCCAAGGATTTGGATCAATTGTTCTTTCATTTGCGTTATCAGTTATTGGTTTGATTTCGATGTTTCAGTGTTTCAGCGTTTCAGTTTTTGGACCGGGGCAGTTTGATTTCCACGTGGGGGATGTTGGCGAACAGGGCCGGGTGCCGCTGTTGGGCGATGGCGGCGATGCGCCGGGCATCCTTCGCGGGATCCAACTTTAGTTCGGCGGCGATTTCCGTCTGGACTTCGTTGACGAACTGGCGGCGCACGCGGGCATCCGACACGTCCACCTGCATCTCGCGTCCGCCGCGATTGACGGTGACCGACGCGGTTTTAACCACGGGCTTGAGCGCAGCCAGGGCGGTGCTTTCGTTGGCGAACTGCGCCGCGACTTTCAGCCGGCCTTCCCAGACGGGCTTGTCGGCGGCGGTGATGCGGCCGGTGGCGAGCGCGGCGCCCACGAGGTCCCCAATGCGCGCGGTGCGTTCGTTGGCGAACTCGGCGCGGGCGGCGGCCGTGGCGGCTTGCGCGGCCGTCAGGTCGTTGGCGAGCTTGGTTTTTTCGGTTTCCAAACCAGTGACCTTATCCGTCAGGGTTTGTTTTTCATTCGCGAACGCCACGACTTTTTCATTGATCAAGTCGAGCGCCGTTTCCGTTTCGCCTTCAGTCGGTTCGTTGGCATTGGCGAACTGAGGCTTGAGTGAGAGCGCTGCAAGCAGCGCGATCAGTTTCTTTTTCATCGTGGCGTTGTGTTTGTTTTTGGTTGTTACGTTTGCCGAATCCACACTGGATTCGGCGAGAGTGTCATCCGCATTGAAAAATTCGACGGGCAGGTGCGGATAGGGCGTCAGGCCGGCGCTGACAATCTTGGTGGGGCAATAGACCGGCAACCCGTTGGACTCGCCGTCAGGAACGGAATCCACCAGCCGTCCGGAGAAGCCGCGCACCTTCTGGCCATTGACCAGCTTGCGGCCTTCCACCAGGTCCATGCCTTCGTTGGTGAATACGGGCAAACCGTAGATGCCCTTCTCACGCACGGCCATGTCAGCGAAAACGCCTTTGGAGGTTTTGTCCGGGTAGCGGCTTTCCAGGCCGGGCATATCAGGATGGCCCAGATAGATATTGCAGCCGCGAATGAATTTCTTGAGGCCCGCGCGTGAATTGTGAAATTGCGCGACCATGCCCTCGGCTGATTCCTTGGTGATGCGCTGGATGGCTTTCTGGCGCTTCAACCCGCCGCTGTCCGTGGGCAGGAGCGCTTCGCTGGGGAAGTCGCCCAGGGGCGCGATCATGGCCCAGCCATCGGCGTCAATGGTGAGCTCGTTGACAAAGCAGAGGGTGGCGCCCGCCGTCGCTGCGCTTTGGCGCGGCAAGCCGGTGTTGCAAAATTGGGGGTTGTATGTTTTGGATTTCATGGTAAGTTGTTTTGCGCCGCGCGTCTTGGACGTCTGCGCGAAGCCTGCCTTAGGGCAGTAGCACGTAGCTACGGCGCGCTTCATTTGGTTTTCATCTTGTACATGGTTTTTGCGGCAAGCAGTTTTTCCCGGGCCCAAATTTCCTCCACGTAATAAGTGGTTCCGTTGTAACGCTTGGAATATCTGACGGCCGGTATTCCACGAGCGCTCTGACCTTTCTCGACTGTATCGGGATGGGAAACAATCTCCGGAATCTTCTCAATGTCATCACGGGAGATCGGCAGATGATCTTCCTGATCCTCATGACCAACGCCATGTTGTTTGTCAATGTGGACCAATTGGCTGTGTTCAACAAAATGGTGGTAGCCCGAAACATTCTGGCCGGTCGCGGCCCGGATCTTGGCCGCAACGTCTGCCGTGACGGGAGCGTAAACCGCTTCATCCAGCTTGCCGCTCATCACGTCTTTGAGTTTTTGGACCGGCGATCCCGCGCCCGGCGCGCTGCCGCCAACCTGGCCAGGACGGCCAGTGTGACCGGGATCACTGTTGGCGAACTCCGGCTTTTCCCCGGCCAATCCATTCGCCAGATTCGCCGACAGGATTTTGTAGATGGCCTGGGCCACGGCGGGATCGTGATGGAGATTCTTTTCCAGCTTGTCGAGATCCGCCAGGATCGCCGCCAGTTTTTGCTTTTGCAGGTCGGCGTCGTCAATCTTGGCCACCGCCGCCAGGCGTTCATTGATGGCGCCGAACTCGGATAGGATGGCTTCGATCACCAGTTCCTGGCTACCGGCGTCCAGAGAGTCGGCGGCTCTCTGCCGAGCTGCCGCTACGTTGCCGAACTCGGGATTCTTGTCAGTCGCGCCGGGCGGAACCGGCGGCTGGCCGTTCGGTCCTGCGGTACCAGGTTTGCCGTTTGGATCAGCCGCCGGCGCTGCCGATGTCAGCACGTCTTCATCGGGTTTGGGCAGCGGGCGCGAGTAGCGTTCCAAGGTTGCTTGCGTGCCCAGCAAGCCCTTGCCCGCCTCGTCTTTGAAGCCCGCCAGGAAAGTATCCACCGAAATATCATCCTGAATGTTCCGGCGCGGCGTGGAGCGCAGTTTGATGTAGGCGAGCTGGGGCGTGTCCGGGCCAAACTTCCACGCGAGCGCAAACTTGGTGACCTTCTGATCTAGGGTCTCTTCGATGTTTTTGCCATCATCGGTTTCCAGGATTTCCGTTTCATCCTGTTGCAGACTCGCGCCGGTGCTGTGCTGGCCGGACTTGGTGCCCAAGTCGCCACCGCGCCAGAGCTGCGTAATCGCCCGGTCGAAAACTTCCAGCGCCTTTTCAAAACCCGCGTCGCCGGTGGCCTTGGCTTCGATCAGGGAAAGCTCCGCGCTCCGGTTGGTCACCGCGCTCCATTCCTGGGCGAAGTCCTGAACCGCCGCGACAAAATCATTCCATTCCGGCGAATCCTTGACCGCGTCCGTTTTGCCGTGAATGCCGGGCATCCCAAATTTGTCCAGGAACGAGATCCAAGATTTAAGCATCAAGGATTTCATCAGGTACAGCACGCTGCACGCTTCCATGATGCCGTCGCCGCAAGTGACCAGCCATTCGCCGGGAACCATGTCGTTGCCGTAGATTTGGAATTCGCTGGGCAGGAAGCGCAGCTTGCCACGCGTGCCTTCGAACCACCAGACCGGGCAGAAGATGAACTTGGCGGTCAAGGTGCCATCCGGCAACGGCTGCCAAACTATTTCGTGGACCGCGTAGTATTTACCCACCGCGTCCATCATTTGGCGGACCAGCAAACTGAACCCGCCCTCTTCATCCGGGTTCAACGCCGTGGTCACCCGGGCGTTGCCGTAAAAGTTGGACAGGAAATCCTTTTGCTGTTGCGCCAGCGCCGCCTGGCCTTCCGCCACATCATCCCGAATCAAAATGTCATAGCCATGCCGCGCCACGCTCTTGAGACGTTTGGGCCGGACAATCTGGATCTGATAATCACGGCGCTCCATCACATCCCAAGCCATGCCGGCCTGGCGGAAGAATCCGACGCGCCATTGATCCAGGTAGCTGACCAGGCGTTCAAAGGTCAGCCCCTTGATCATGTTGGTGCGCATCCGCACCGACAGGGTGATGCGCGCCGGCGTCAGGCTGTCGTCAGGAGCATCCTTGAACTTGCCCGGTTGGCTGCGCGGAGCCCGGAAATAATCCACTTCGTCCGGGGATGGATTGGTGAATTGGCTGGTCGCCGGCCGTCCATCCTTCGCGCCGCCGCTACGGAGGCCAGGCTGATCGGCGCCGCGCGATTGCCGGGACGAATTGCCCAGCTTGGGATTCGTCGGCCCCTGATCGCTGATCATGGCGTTGACGAACTGGCGCTGTTCGGCACGGGTTAGTTTGCCGAAGGCGGAGACCAGTTTCTGGACTTTGGGCACCAAGGAAGTCTGTTTCATGGCTGCACCTCCCTAAATCGAGTCTTAACTACCCCGTTAAAATCGTTTCTTTGCCCTTCTTTAAGCCCTTTAAAGCCCCTTTGGCATCCGGGACGATACACTGTGGCCCCCCCCGGCAAATTGAAATGGTTTGATGTCATACGAGACCGCCTTTTTGACGCCCGATTCCGGCCCGGCCTGGAAGCGCGATTTTGGTGTAACCGAATTTGCCGGTGATGTTCCCGGCGCACACGATTTGCGCCAGCGCGGAGTAACCGTCCGCCAGCATGAAATGGTTCTCACATCCATCCACATAATCCCCCAGCGTGCCGTCCTCTTCCTTCTCCCGTTCGCTGCCGGTGATGAGGTGGGCTTCGACGGTGTCCAGGATAGGCGAATGTCCTGGCGTGATGCGCGGCATCAGCATGGCCGGCGTCTCGCGCACTTTGCCTTTGACGACTTCGACCACGCCTTCAGCCGGCGTCAGGAATTCACGCACGGCGCGGTCAATCGTCTCGAACCGGTTGCAGGCGATGCACGGCACAAACTTGGTCTGGCCGCCTTCCTCGAAAAACACAATGGTCTGTTCGATGCCCGCCCCGAGTTTATTCTTGGTGAACCGCACAACGGCGCATTTCAGGTTCAGCCAGCGGGCATTCTTGCCGTCCCAGGTCAAACCGCCGGGCAGGGTAATATAGGCATCGTTCGGATTCGTGATGCGCGGCCAGTTGGCTAGCGATTGCAGGCCATTAAGGGCGAGCGCAATCGTGCGGGACTCATTCACCAGCGGCCGCTCGTCTATGAACAGCGCCGATAGGCCCAGGCGTTGAAAGTGCGCTTGCGCCTGTGCCACCACGTCGCCCGCCGCAATGCGATGCGCGGCCAGCAAACGCTTCTGTCCATCCGGCGCTGCCTCGCGTGCCAGCAGCCAGCAGCGGTCGCCCATGTCCAATCCACCGAACGCGGCGCGGCCTTCATGCACGTGCGGAGCCAGGTCGAACACTTCCACCGAACGCGCGCGGTCCATAACCGCCGGGGTGATCGCCTGCGCCGTGCTCTGGGGCAGGCCCAGCACGTCGCAACGGAACACGATCATTTCCTCGGGGTCGGCAATCGCCGCCTGGAAGCGGCCCACGATTTGCGACAGGTCAATGGCGCCGATCGCGAGTTGGGAGATTCGGAATGACCACTTTCTTTGCTTCAACTGCGCCGGCTGCCGGTGCTGTTCAATTGGCCGGTGGCGGTCCAACTCGGCACCGCACGCCACGCAACCAAGGTAGTATATATGGGTGGGATCGTGGACGGCGGCCACGTCGTCAGAGCCATCGCGTTTGAAGTCACCGGCCCAGGTAAGCCGGGGAGCATTGACAGGATGAACAGGATTTACAGGATTGTTTTCCATCCTGTCCATCTTGTTAATCCTGTCTCCATTTTCCCGGTACCGCACGATGCCCGGAAACTCTTCCTCGGCACAGTGCAGGCGTCCGCACGCGGGGCAAGCGAACGTGAACACGCCTTGCGAACCATCCTTCCACGCCTTGTTCATCCCGCGTCCGTGAACGCGTTGGGTGCCGATCTTGAAGATGAACCGCAAATCGCTCGCCGTTAAACGACCGCGCACGAACTTCATCATCTTGGGCTGGATGTCATCCACTTCATCCATCGCCGCCGCATCCATCGAAAAGGTAGTCGGCACTTTGCCCAGGCCGCGAATCATGCCCACGGACTTGCGCTGGCCGTCCGTCACCAGGAACGCGCCCTTGCGGTTCACGGCCTTGCCGGACTTGTTCAGCGCCTTGCCCACCTGGACCATTTCCGCAAACCAATCAATCTGATCCACCACGTCGGGGCGGAACTTGGAATCCACGATGCCCTCAACGAGATCGTCATCCGGCAAGTACAAGCCAAAGTTGCGAAAACTTTGGCTGGTAATGTAGGCGGCCAGGTTCAGTTCGAGAATCGTTTTGCCAAACTGAGCGCCGCCTGCCAGGGAAAGTTCCGCGTCCGCCAGCTTCTCTGTCACGATGCGGTCAATGACACGGACCACGGACAACAATGCCTCGCGTCCTTCAAACGAATAGGGACCATGCAGGCCGCGCCCGGACGGCACGCGCGCATCATACAGAAGGAATTCCTCAAACGATTTCCGCAAGGGCGCTTTGACGCCGCGCTGGTCGCCCAAGGCAACATCCGCCGTCTGCTCAAACGATGGTGCGCGCTTTTTCATCCGTTCGTTATTTGGGCGGGAAGTGGCGACGGACCGTCGCCACCCCGGGGCGGCGCCAGCTTGTCGCCGCTCCTGGCTTGCTTCAGCGCGAGAAATGCCTGGCGGAATAACTCCATCACGGCGGGAAATTCTTTCGCTTCCTCCAGGGAGTATTCCAGCGCCTTGGTCCATTCGTCCTTCTTGGTTTCCTCGTACTTCCGTTCGTCCAGCGTCAGCTCGCGCTCCTTGAACGCCGCTTTCGTCTGGCCGGAAATAAAGTCGCAGACCGTCTGGGTCAGCGTATTGGCCAGGGACAACATCTCCGGATCCGCCGCGCCCTTGACCGTCAATTGAAATATCAGCGTCTTGAACAGCTTGATCAGCGTTTCCAGTTGCGGCTCGGGATGCTTGGCAAACGCTTGATCCACTTCGTCGCACTGCGCCGAGCCGCTGACCACCATCTCCAAAACCCGCTCCTGGGCCTGCGAAGAGCGCAACGATTCCAAAAAGCGCGAGATGGTGGATTGCACCACGGTGACGCCTTCCTGCGCCAGCCAGGATTGCATTTCCGCCAGCGTCTTGGGCGGATTCTCGCGCTCCATCGCCTGCAACGATTCGGCGTAGCGGTCCAGCTTGGATTCGATTTTTTTGGGCATGGTGCATTTAGCCGAGTAGTTTGGCTTTGTGCTGGCCTTTGACCGTGAGCGCGCAGCTTGGCGGCAAAATCCCATCCGGGTCGCTTTCGCGCGTGATCAAGCCCAAGTCGTCCAAGTCGCGCAACTGTTCGGCGACCGTGCTGGAATGGCATTCCGGGCCGAACACCTCTTTGGCCACCACGATCAGTTCCGCTTCCGACTGCGGCGAGCGGCGGCGCAAAGCGCGGAGTAAAATGGAGTTTAGCGTTGAGGTAGTCATAGCTCAGTCCTCTTCGGATTCGAGTTCGCGCAAGATGTCATCCATCTGGCTTTGGTGTTTGTCCAGGGCGACGCCGACCTTGCCGGCAATCAGCATCTGGCCGGCCAGCAGCCGGTTGATGCGCTTGTGGAGTTTCTCTGTGCGTTTCTCCATCAAGTCTTCGATGTTGGTCATGCGCTCCTTGACATCGTCCATTTCGCGGCGCGTGGCGAAGTAGCTGCCGATGGCAATCAGCGAGAGGATCATCCCGATGAACACGGCGGCACACAGGACGAACATGCCAATGTCGCTCGTGGCGGGTGCGGTCGGTAATGTGTCGGCGAGCATCATGGGAGTGGATTGGTGGATGATTGGATGGGTGGATTGCTGGGTAGGAACGGCGCCAGCTTGTCGTTCGGAGAATGTGCGGGGGCGGCAGTTGGCTCGGCGCCGGTACCAGGCGTTGCGGGGCTGCCGCCCCCTGTGTTTTTATAGAAATCCGAAATGGGATGCGCGTCCAAATAGGCCAGCAGCGCGCGGCCAAAGGCGATGAAGAACAGGGTGACGAGCTGCTGCACGTTCAGAGCCGGCACCGAATCCATCACCTGATGCGTGCCCGCCACACCGCAGAAGAGCACCAGGGCGTGAATGGCGCTGTCGAACGCCGTGGCGTTCATCGCCAGTAGGTAACGGATGATTTGATTTTTCATGACAAACGAAATGCGGACTTGCGCCGACGAATGAGCAGCGGGGACATGCGCAGCATCGCCGGGCTTGCATAGTCCTGGTATTCGAGTCTGACGAGCGGTTGCTTGCCGGCCGGCAAACACTCCCGGATGCCTTCGAGCACGAACATCGAACAAAACCCGCGTTGGCCTGGCAACGGCGGTTTATTCGCGGCGAACCGAAATAAATCCCGGATGGAATACGTCGGCGGCCGGCGCAGCTCGCGCGCGAACCAATGCTCCAGCGCCAGCCAATCAGCCGGCGTTGAACCCGCGATTCGATATTCTTCCGTCTGGCGGCGCTCGCCTTCGTTCCACCCGCGCACCCGGACCCGCGGATAGAAATTCTCCACAATGTTGCCATCCCCGCGAATGAACATCGCGTGCGTGCCGATGCCGTGACTGAACAATTTGATCAGCCGGGACAGCAAATCATTGCCGCGCACAATGCCGACCAGCACCTCGCCGGGCTGCGGTTCACCGAACCAATGGCATTGTTGGGAGGTCATCACGCTTGCGCCTCCCGTTCCATCCAGCGGGTCACGTCCAGGATGAGCTGGTGACTCCGCACCTTGAGTTCGGCAATCTGCGCCTGGGGCCGGAACGCGGGCGGCAGCGCGTGCAGACGTTCGTACTCGCGCCGCAGAAAATCTTCCACCGCCGCGAACATTTGCAGTTCCGATTGAATGGCGGCGGACGCCAGTCCGCCGCTACGGGAAAGGGGTTGCTGGCTGCCCACTTCAGCTTGCGAGAGGGCTTGGCTCGCCCGGCGCTTCAACGTCCGGTGAGTGACTTCGCAGCCGGCCAGCGCGGCGCTCGGTTTCGAATGCCCTTTCGGGCTCATGTTAGAATCGTGTGACACGATTAAGGTTGTCAGGCAATGTGTTCAGTGAAGTCCACGTAGAATGTCATCTGTGGCTTGATCTTCCCGGAAAGATCGGGGTTGGTGATCATCAGCTTCAATTCGCCGGAGGGACTGTATCGGGCGAATGTGTTGTCCTCGCTCTCGCCGTTGGGGCCGAAAGGTTTGTTGCCGCAGACGGGGGCCATGACGACTTCTTGGCAGTTGTTTCCGAAGTCGGTCACCCGGCTGACCAGCATTTTGGCTCGCATCATATTTTTATTCGCGTTAATTGGAGTAATTCGCGGATCAAAATCCCTTCTGGTACGACAGGAAGAAGTGGTACCTGTGCCCGCTTTCTTTCCCCGCGTTCATCCATTCGCCCCAGGTAATGCCGGTCCCAAACCGCCCGCCCATCCAGTGGCCGAATTTGATTTGCATCCCCGTATCCCAGATGGTTGCCGCGCCTTGGTTCCCGCCGCTCATCGGCGTGCCCACGCCGACGAGCGCGAAGGGCGTCACCGTGATGTTGGTGATGTAGGCCGGCAGTCCCGCCAGCCAGGTGATGTGTGCCAGCGGATGCGTGTCCGACTGGATGGTGATGTTGCCGGACACCAGCGACCAGTCGCCCAGCCAATCCGCGCCCAAGGCTGCGCCAACTGAGCCCAGGTTGCCGGTGAGCTGCGGCACATTGTAGATCGCCAAAACGCCCCCGCCGATTTTGTCGGCGGCAGCCGGCGCGTAGGTGGCATACGGCGCGACCGCCCAGTTGGTGGCCTGGAGGATGTCGGACTTGTCAATGGCGCTCCAGAGGTTGCCGAGCGCGCCGGACACGCCGAGGTCAGCCAAGATGTTGGTGGGCGCGGTCGCCGTGTTGACGCCGGTGCCCGTGATGGTGGTGACGGCGGGCACGGTGGCCACGGTTTGGGTTGCCCCGCTGGCCGTCTGCACGACCACCGAGCCGGGGCTGTTCGTCGTGGGCGGCGTGTAGATGCAGTTGGTGCAAGGAACTTCACAGATGGTCTGCGCCTGGCCGCTGAGGGTGATCGTTGCCAGCGCGAACGCCGCAACGCCGATGATTTTCAATTTATTCATGTTCGATGTATGATTGATGGTTGACTGCGACGGGCGGGGAAACAGATCACCGCTCGGGTTCGCGCAGGCCAGTGCGGTCGAAGTCCCAAGCGGCGATGAGGGCCGGGCGAGATGAGCTAACGCCCGGAGAATCGGGAGATTGGTTTCAATGTTGCATTTGGCCTGCACCACGCGAAGATGACACAGGCCCGGAAAAACCGTGAGTTCCCAAGGAACCCAACCGCAAGAAGGAAGAAAAACGAAGCGGAAACTATCTAACCGCGGATTCCACGGATGTCACGGATTATTTCAAGTGCGGAATTCGGAATGCGGAGTGCGGAATGCGGGGGAGCGCACGCGCCTCCCCCGAAAGCTTTCGGGGCCCGTCCGCCGCGCCCCGTCACCCGCCGCAAATTATTTCGCGCGCTTGAAGATCAAATAGATATTCAGCGTGCGGACATTGCTGAATGCCACGTTTAAATCCGTCTTAGCGCCGCCGATCGTTTCCGTCTGCGGCACTGCCGCAACCAGTTCCCATCCCTCCTCGCCAAGCGTGGCCAGGTCCGGTTCAATGTTCTTTAAACCCGCAATCGGCGGCTTTTCCTCAAGATTGAAAAACCCCGACTGATAATCCGCGTATGCCGACTTTTTGAGCCATTCCTCACTGGTATTCGTCCGGACCATAAAAGCCTCGCTACGCTCAATGCTGGCAGAATTCTCGAAACGCAGCACCCGGTATTCCCATTGCTGGCGGTGGCAGCCGCACAGCAGCGCGGCAGCAAGGATGCAAAGCAAAATTTTCATTCTTGGCATCGGAATTATTCACCGAAAAAACAAGTTGTTGGACACTTGTTCCCTTGGACTGTATATGTCCAACCCGCCCGCGAAACTGTGTGCATGATAAGCATTGAAAACGAATCGGACTTTGATCGTTCCGATCTCTTTGAACTGGCGGATAAATTGGAAAAACGCGCTCATGAGATCAGGCAGCAGATTTGCGCCGATTGCGGATTGTGCGCTTCAACTCCTCCTCGATTTTGTCGGCAGCGGCCTGAACCTTGGCGGAATTAATCTTTTTTGCAAAATCCGTGCGGACCCGCGCCGGGGCGCTAGATTCAGAATCTGAAACTTCAAAACCTTCGGACCGAAGCAGCGCGGCTATCGCATCCCTCACCCATTGAGATCGCGGCGTCCCCTTGCGGGCGGATTCAATTTTCTGGCCTAAGGATGCGGAAATCCAGATGCCGATAAAAACCTGGTCTGCGGCGCGTTGATTTGCCATGGGTATTGTTTAACACCCCGCAGCAAAAAAAACAATAAAAAGTGTTGACTGGGTGTTAAACTGTGTGTAACTTGGTTGCAAATGGCACAACAAAAACAGAAACGCGGAGCTTACCGACGACAGGATTGCACCTTCATCGGCACTTGGATTCCCAAGGACTGGTTGCCGAAAATCAACCAACTTGTCAGCAGCGAGGACTCTGATCGAAGCAAAATAGTTCGACGGGCGATCGAACGAAAACTCCGCGAAGTGGGAACAGTATGAAACCCGGCGACACCATCATCGTTTATTCCGGCGCCCATTACGGACGTCTGCACCGGATCATCGAGATCATCGGCAACCGCGTCCACGCCTACCAGGTGGACACGCGCGACTGGGTGTGCGCCCTCGTTTGCGACTGCGAGGTGGTGGCGTGAAAGCAGATATTCGCAACGGCAAACTCTGCGGAGAGTGCCAGGCCAAACTTTGTTCCGAATGCAAGTCGCGCATGAGCGACCAATATCGCCTGCGGGCCGCCACCATCCGGCGCGAACTGCGCCGGCATCATTTGAGCGAGCGGGAGCGGCATCTGGCGGAGGTGATCCTTGACATGTCCTTTGGCTGGCAGCGGGACAGCATCATCATCCCCCAGCTTCAATGCTTCACGGATATTACGGGTATCGGCAAGACGCATGTCAGCGAGGGCATCAACGATCTGCACCTGATGCGCATCATCCGCGTGGTCACCGAGAAGGGCCAGCCGGTTTATTCGATTCGGGAGGACGTGGAGAATTGGAAGGTGAAGCCGCGCGTGTCCGAATCGGCGATGGCGGGCAGCATCAACCTGGTCCGCGAATGGAACGGGATGAAACCGCTGGTCGCGCCGCTGGAGGCCATCGCAAATTAGGCGTTCCCGTGAGCCAGGAATTGCCGCAGTTATTTTGAGATTATGAACCCCCCCTTTGAAAACGAATGCCCGGCCTGCCATGTGCGCGCGAAGGAAATGGAATCGTACCGGCTCTGTGCGGTTTACCTCTGCCAGACCGTCAATTGCGCCGTGGTCTCGTTTTTCCCGCGCAAGACATATTCTTCCGCGCCTGTTCCGAAAACGACCAAGGGCAAAGGAATGAACGGCAAGGGAATGAAGAATTCCCCTGCCAATCATTCCCCTGCCAAAGGCCCGGTCCTGACGGCAGCGGAAAAGGAAATCATTCTGGGAGGTGCCAAGTGAGCCGCAACAAATACGTGATCGTCGAACCGGCGCCCGGCCTGCCCGTGGCGATCCTGGTGCCGGAAATCGTGCTGCACAAGCAGGCGATTGACCGCAGCTTGCTCAAGCCGGTCAGCGCGGGATTTTTCTCGCTCGTAAACGGCTACGTGTGTGTGTTCGGTGAGTCCATGTCCCTGGGTCTGCGCGCGCGGACGGAAGATGCAAAAATCATTTGCGACACGCTATGTTCAATGGGTCTCGCGCAATTGCCCGAACCCTCCACCCGCAGCTCTCAACTCTCAACCTTTTAAATGAAATCTTCCACCGCCGCAAATGCCCGCACCGCCTCCTGGCTTGCTGATTCAAGCTCTAAAAGGTGCGTGGGAAGGGGTCCACATATGAATTCACTGGCCCGCGCTTGCCGGCCTGGGTCCCTCGGCGGCTTCTCTTCAAAAGCTGAAAAACTGAAACACTGAAATACTGAAATGAAAACCGTGCTGCAACTGATTGATTGGCTCCAATGGCGGCTCGCCTGCCTGCGGATGGACTTGCGGCTCTTGGGGAAAATGCTGAAACGCTGAAACCTGAAACACTGAAATGCCTATGAACAATGAACCGATTGAATTCCTGCCCGTCCGCCGCGACTGGCTGAAACCCGCGCAAACCAACCGCACGCGCGATTTGTGCTGGGGCATCGTGATCGGCAGCGTGGTGACCGTGGCCGTGGCCGTCATCCTGATCCTGGTATGAGCATGACCGAAACCGGACTCCGGATGAATGGCGGCGGTCGCCAGACCGCCGCTACGCAACCCGGCCTGCCCCTGCTGGTGAGCCAGCGCACCGTGTTCCTGCCCGTGGACGCGGTGCGCGCCAAGTTCGGTTGCGACGCCGAGAGCGTGTTCGCCATGGTGGATAACGGCGAGCTGCGCTGGGCCTTCAACCTGGGGATTGACGGCAAGCGCGCCGAGTGGCGGTTCTGGACGCGCGAGATCATCGCGCCGGAAACCACGAAAGACGTGGAGTTGCCCCAAGTCCTGGCCAGCATCCTGGGCGCGCATAAATTTGAGTTGCGGCGCGGCGAAATTGAGCGCCAGTGGATCGTGTCCGCGCAACATGTCATGCGGCTGGTCAAGGCCGGTTGGTTGGAATTGTCCCGGCCGGGCCACGTCACCCGCGCCAGCGCGGCGGCGTTTCTGAAAGGGCGCGCATTATGAACTATCAATCCCGCTCCGCCCGTGTGTACCGCCTCGCCGAAAAACGGCTCCGCGATGCCCGCCGCCGCAAATTACAGGCGCTCGGGGATATTGTCAGGACAGCAATTCCCAAGGCTGGCAAGGCGGGGTCACAGTCGGCAGGGTGCGTAGAATTTTCAGGAGGTTCATGCCTGCCAGCTTAAATGTTTCCATCCATGAATAAACTCCAAAAACTTGCCCCGTCCCTGAAAGTGGTCGCCGACGATGTCGCCGCCGCCAAGCTCCGCGAACTGCTCAAAGACGCGGACGACGGTTTCCGCCGCGTGGTGAAAGCCGGCCTGTACATCGAATGGATCGCCGCCAATGTGCCGCATGGGCAATTCCAGCCTTGGATTGAAGCGCATTGCCCTGATGTTCCGCATGTCACTATTCACCGATGGCGCAGTCTGGCCAAGAACCTCTGCGAGTGGTCTGGCCTCAAATTGTCCAACTTGGACAATTTGACCGTGCCGGCGGAAAATCTGCTGACATTGCCGGTGGCGGAACTGCCGAAAAACTTGCAGGCCGCGCGCTCCAAAATGGACGAAGTGTTGGACTCCGCGCGCACGCCCAAGCAACTCTTCCTGGACATTGGCTTCAAGCAGGGCGAGCTGGGCGCGGACGGCTATCCCCGCGCCAAGCGCGGGAACAAGAGCGGCCAAGGCTGCACGAAGGCGATGCGGATGCAGGCCAAATATGCGAACGACCAAGAGCGGCTGATCGCGATGGAGATCAACGCGGGGATCTTCATCAACTGGGTCAAAGAGAACCTCACGCTGAACGGTTTCCCGCGCATGGATGAAGCGCCCGGCGGCAAAAAGACGTTGCTGGCCTTCAAGGCGGCCGTCAAAGAGGCGCACCTGTTTTTTGTCAATCTTGAAAGGCCGCAATGAAACCAGTCACTGTCAAGCAATGGGAAAAGATGCCCGCCCGGCCCAAGTCCTGGCTCGTGAGGAAGGCGCTAGGCACGTTCTGCACGGTTTACTGGCAACTTGAGACGCCCGCCAAACCCGGCGACTGCATTCCCGGCACCGGCAGCTATCAGACGGAGAAATTCGCGAAAGAGGTTTTGGAGTATAATCGGAAAAAGCTGCCGCAAGATGCGTGCGTTCGTCGCTCCCTTTGCTTCCTGTATTTCGTGGACGCCGCTGGCCACAACCTCAATCCGGCGCACACGCTGATTGAGGAAATGGTCAAACGCGGTTGGCGTTGCAATGTTTGGTTCAATCCCGCCAATTGCGAGAAATCGCATAGCGCTCAATTTTACCGAGCTCCCGGGGATCACGGCGACAGCTTTTTTTACGACAGCAATAATGTGACGGACGCCATTGCCGCCGCCGCCTTGCAAGCGCTGGGTCTGATGCAGCCATATCCGTTTTGAATCATGATCTCCGATCTCAACATTTTGGGCGACGCCAACCAAGCAGGGGAGCCACGTACACAAACCGTCCCGATTGCAAGCGCGGCGTCGCCCGATTCTGATTCTGACAGGATGAACAAGATGGACAGGATGGAGCAAGCGGCCCCGTCTTATCCGGTTAATCCGGTTAATTCTGTCCAAATTGTTCCACATGGAATGGGTTTGCAGTTCAGCGCGCCGCTGATCCAGCCGGTCCACGACGTGCGCGAGTACCTGGCCGCGCGCCAGCCGGTGATGTTTTACCAGGACGAACTGCCGTTGCTCATCACCTTGCCGGAGAATGATGAACGGAACATTCATGTGCGGTCCGAAACCCGCGCCTTGTGCAGCGCGTGCGAATTGGTGCTGGCCCGCGTCAAAAATCGTGAGAGCGTGAACAGCGCCTGCAAGGCCGTGCTCAAACTGTTCCCGCTGGCCAATTGGAAATTGGGCACCTTCCGGCAAAAGTATGATTGGTGGATTGAAGCCAAGGATTGGACTGTGCTGGTCAACTGCTCACGCGCCGGCGGCGATTGGATTGACCGCGCCACCGCGTTGCCGGCCGCCTTCGTGGTCTATGCCCTGAACCGCGTGGATGAACTGGACGGCCAGTTGCAAGAAGCCATCCGCAGTCTGCGGCGCCAATGGCAGACCGGGCTGAACCATGCCGGCCAGGCGGAGGCCATTGCGGGCTATGACTGGAAGAGCAGGGACGTGCGCAGAATGCCGGAAGGCTGGGGCCACAACAATTTGTCCCGCCATCTCAAGCGCGAGTTCAAGCTCCGCGCGCTCCCGCCTGAATTTATTCAGTTCTGGAAACTGCTCTGTGAACTTCACCAGCGCGTGAGCAGCAACGCCCGCCAACAATTGCTGGCGCTCTGGCAAACCAAACTGCCCTTTGAAATCAACGGCCAGGCTTACGAGCTGATCCCCGGTTACACCGACTGGCCCGCCGCCGATCCGCGCACGGACGTGCCCACCGGCTGGACCGAATCCAACCTGAACCGTCATCTTCCGGATGCCTACGAGCTGGCCGCCGCGCGCATCGGCATCAAGCAGGCGGGCAATCTGGGCTTCAAGATTCGCACGTCGCGCCTGGGCTTGAAGCTGGGCGAGTTCATGGAGTTTGACGATCACGAGTTCAACGTGAAGGTGAACTTCCCCGGCCAATTGCGCGCCCTGCGTCCGCGCTGTTTTGGCGCGGTGGATGCGTTGTCGGACTGCATGTTTAGCATGGTGATCAAGCCCACCTTTTGGGATCTCGAAGCCGAAGCCAAGCGCACCCTGACGGAAAAAGATTTCATGTGGTTCATCGTGGCCGTGCTCACGCATCGCGGCTATCGCGCGGATGTGGGCACGATGCTGCTGTGCGAGTGGGGCACGTCGGCGATTCGCGGCAACCTTAAACTCAAAATTAACGACCCGTTAAGAGACGATTTTGAGAAGCGGATTTTTGATTGCACGGGCGGCAAGGTCCGCGTGGATCGCGGCGGCCGGTTCCGCAAGGCGGCCCATCCCGGCCAGTTCGCTCCGCCCGCGGGCGGCAATTTCCGGTTCAAGCCGCACGTCGAACAATTCTGGCGGATGCTGGATGACTGGTTGGATGCGCTCAAGGGCCAGGTGGGCAAGAGCCGCGATTTCGCCCCGGAGGAAATGGAGCGGGCCGACGCCTATAACAACAAGCTGCTCAAAGCGGCCCGGCTGATGGGCGTGGACCAGGCTGCCAGCCTGATCCTTCCGCGCATGACTTTTGCCGAGTTTACCCAGGCGGCCAATCGGGTGATGAACCTGGTGAATGACGATCCCGATCATGAATGCAATTCGTGGGAGCAATGCGGCTTCGTCACCAAGGAATTCCGCGAGATTGAATCCGCGCCCTGGCAACCGCTGGCCGCCCTGGCTAACGTAGCGGCGTCTCGGCAGAGCGCCGCCATTCAAGCCATCCAGGCCAACGATCTCCTCTTTCGCGCCCGTCGGATGACCCGCGCCGAAGCGGATAAGACTCAGCGCCATCAGCTCACGCCGCTGCCGATGATGATGATTCCCGCGCTGGTGGGACCGCAATTCGCCCGCCCGGCCGTAACGGTGCGCAAGGGCAAATTCGAGATCCAGGATCGCAATGAGTTCTGCACGCCGGATGCCCTGGTGTTCGTGGCCATTGACGCCGAAGGCCGTCCTTTGCCCGAGGGCGAGCAATACACGCCCTACATCAACCCCATCTCCCCCGACGCGCTGGTGATCTGCGACGCGCGGGGTTCCGTGGTCAGTGTCTGCCCGCCGGACCTCCAGCCCGCGCGCAATGACGATCACGGCGTGAAAGAGGCCATGGGCGTGAAAAACCATTGGCAGGCTCTGAAGCTGGCTCCCCAACGCGAGCGCCATGCCGCCGCCGGCGCGGGCGTGGAGTTCATGCGTCTGCACAACGCCCAACTGACGCCCGCAGCGGCACCTAGGCAGAGTGCCGACGAAATGACCCAGCCAGTCCGCGTGGACGATTGCACGGAAGACACTTTGGCGCGGGAATACACCGCGCCCACAACACAGTTCGACTAACCGCCGATCATCGGCACCAACAAAAAAATGAGCACCGAAAACACACAGGTCACCAAATGGAAACCCTCCCCCGAACAGCACGCGCTGCTATCCGCGCTTCTGGAGGAATCGAAAAAAGAAAAATCCACCGCCGACTTTGCGCGCAAGTTCCTCCCGTTCGGGCGGAGTCTCTTTGACCAGATCATGGACGCCCTCGACGCGGGCCGCCCCGAAAGCTATCTGGACAAAGTCTCCGAAGAGCGTCGGCGGAGCCTCTTTGATGAGTTGGAGCAAATCCTGTCCGAGATCCCGCGCAAGCGCGCCCTGATGACCCGCGTGCAAGAACTCGACATTTTCTTGACTAGTAAAATTCGCGCGGTCGAAACCGCCGTGGCCGAATGCAGCGTCAAACAGGGACCGGAGCGGCTCATCTTGTTTTTGGCCCCGACAGGCGGCGGAAAAACCATGCTATGCAATCACCTGCAAGCCGAAAAAAACGCGCGCATTGTCCAGGTGCGCGCCGCCTGGCGACGGAGCGAGAGCGGCCTGGTACCACTCATTGACATCTGCCGCGCTGTGGGAGTGCGCGTCGGGAAAAACCCGCGCGTTGCCAAGATGGAAGACGACCTGATTAAATTCTGTCAGAGCCGGCAGCTTTTGTTGGTTTTCGACGAAGGGGAGCATTTTGGAAAATCCGCGCTCAACCTGATCAAATTCTTATTAAACGAAACCAACATCGTCATCGTGCTCTGTGCGGTCCCGGGTGAATATGACAAGTGGTTTGACTTCTTTCCCAACGAGGCCGAACAGGTGGCGCGTCGCAACCATGCGGTGTATGAAACCAGCCTGCTGCCCGAAAAAGACGTGGCCCTGTTTTTTCCCAAACACCAATTCGACGACGAAGCCGCGGCGCTCAAGAAGATCGCCACCGAGGCCAGCACCTTTGGCCATTACAGTTTGGTTCGACGGGTGGCGGTCCGCCTGGCGAATATCAAAAACGTGAAAGAAGGCGACGTGGCCGCCGCGCTCAAGAGCGCCCAGGCGGAGATGAAACGCAAATCGTAAATCATTTATCGCAAATGATCACCAAAGGCCATTGGTTTTGCGACCACTGCGACGATGTCGTCTTTATGACCTTCGAGCGGCGGACGCAAACCAATGTGCCTTGCCCGGTCTGCGGCCATCTGGCCTGCAACTTCATCCCCGCGCCGATCACCCGCCGGATGTTACCGGCGGAATGGTTCGCGGCCATGCGCCGCGCCGTGGATGAAGCGACCCAGCCCGAATTGCCAACCAGCAAGTTTTAACCACGGATTACACGGATTACACGAATAAAAATATGAGCATAACCTTATCCCCCGCCGCCCAGGCCGCCGAAAACAAGCTGGTCGAAAAACTTCCGACCGCATTTTTCATGCTGGCCAAACACGATCAGCCCCTGGCCATCGCGCTGCACGCGCAAGTGGACCTGATCGAAGAGCGCGACTTCAAAGCCGCGCTGAAACTGAACCGCGCCATCGCCACCAGGCTGGAGCTGCTGGCGGTGAACCAAGAAGCATGAGCATGAACATCACCCTTGTCACGTTCCATAAGACCGCCGAAAAATGCCATTTAGCCCGGCTGCGCGAACTGGACGCGCGCCTGGCGGCCTGCCAGAGCATGGAGGCCGAAGCCCAAGTCCAGCAACTAATCGAAGCCGAAAACAACCGCTGGACAACCGTCCAGCAAACCGGAGAGAAAAAAAATGAGCACTGAAAGCAAAGATCAAAGCAAGCGGGTGGCGCAAATCGCCATCCTGCAACTGGTCGTCGCGCAACACGCGCTGGCGATTGAAACGCAACGCCTCCTGTTGAACAACATGGAGGCCAAACAAGTCAACCGGCTCGCTGAATTGCGAATGCAAAAGCTGTTCCTCGTGAACGCCGAACGCGCCCGCCTCCGATCGGAAGCTGCGGGGAGCACACGCGCCTCGCGTGTGCCGGCGGACGCCCCGTCCGCCGGACCCCAAGGCGCCTCGCCAGTTTTGTGAGCCAAAACCGAAACCAAAAAAAGAAAGACACACCATGAACGAAATGACTGTAATCGAAAACAACTGCCGTGATCTCGCGGCCAGCCGCGCCCGCCTGCGAAAATTATTCGAGGCCCGGCAAAAGGCCGTCAACCTCGCCACGCGCGAATTTGACGATAACATCCGCATCATCCAGAACGATTGCGCCGCCTCGCGCGCCTCCTTGCTGGCCAACCTCCAAACGGGCCGAGACCTGTTCGTCAAACCCAAAACCCGCGAAATTGCCGGCATCACCGTGGGCTTCGAGAAAGAGCGCGACACCATCACGCTCCCGCCGGAAGAAATCCTGGTTGACCGCATTGAAACGTTGCTGCCGGCCGCCCAGGGCAAAACGCTCTTGGACCGTTCCGTCAGTGTCATCAAGGCCGCGTTCAAGAAGCTGCCCAAGGAGATCCTCCAGAAACTCGGCTGCAACATCGTGTCCGGCGCCGACAAGGCCGTCGTGCGCGCCAATGACGATGACATTGAAACCTTGGTGCAGAAATCGCTCGGTGAGGCGGCTAGTGGCGCGGGCGTCTCGCCCGCGAGTTCCAAGGAGGTGCAATCATGAGCGCCGAAAAATGTACCTTCAACGAGTGGGCGTTGGTCGAACTATTCGGCCACCAGAAGATTGTGGGCAAAGTCAGCGAGTCCACAATCGCCGGCGGCGCGTTTCTGCGCGTGGACGTGCCCAGCTACGACGGCCAGCCCGCGTTCACACGTCTGTACGGCCCAGGCGCGATCTATTCCATCAATCCGGTAAGCGAGGAAGTGGCGCGCGGTTTGATGGACCACTACCGCAACGAACCGGTCAGTCGGTTTGAACTTCCGCAACTCGCGGAAAAATGCGGCAGCGACGCAACCGGCAGAATGGAGGATTTGGAATGAATAAGATCATCATCAAACTCGTCAGTCCCCACGGCCAGGACACCAAACGCTATCGCGCCTTTAGCGCGAGCGCCAGTTTGGGCGGGGCGGATTATTCCCTAGGCGTTGCCGCCAGTTGCACGTCCGACCCCGCGAGCATCGGCGCGGGGCATTGCGCCGCCAAAGCGTTCATAAAATTCGCGGAACCGACTGCCGACCGCGACGAAATCGAGACGCGGATCGCCTTGAAGGAAATTGCGCCGGGCTGTGGCATCTGGGAAGCAACGCTTCACCCGTAGCTGCGACGCCCCGTCGCAGTGCGGTGCCATCGGCGCCCTCGCCGATAGCAACCGATCTGGCGACTTTACAATGGCAATGACATTCTCAAACAACCTTGAGGAAGCGGCTTGCTTCTTCGCTGAAAACAAATGACCGAATAGGTCCCATGATCGAATCCGTCACAGACCTGAAACGCACCCGCCGCCAGCGCGGCGATTCCGCAAATGCCGCCGTGGACCGGCTGCCGCCCCACGACCTGCAAATGGAAATGGGCGTGTTGGGCTGCTGTCTGATTGACCCCAACACCTGCATTGGCCAGTGCATAGAAACCCTGAAAGACGACGGCAAGGCCGCGTTCTACGATCTCCGCCATCAGACCATTTACGAGCTGCTGGCGGAGATGTTCAACGCCC